AATCTTGTTCAAATTGGGAAGAAGGACATGGCTTTGTATTTCATACCTAAAGCCCCAAAAATTTCTCGAAATCTGGTTGATCTATTACCAGAAACTTCAGGAAGTGCACACCACAAGTGTGTACTAGTTTACAAAACTCTCGAGGACTACGTTAGCGAATCATTGAATGCTACTTATGAAAACATGGTTACTAGCGGTGGATTTAACTGTGGTAGAGGCTTATCTTATGTCTCAAAACACACTCGAGGTGGTTTTTGTGGAAGTGCTCTTGTTACAGACAGAAGAGACGGATGTATTGCTGGATTCCACGTATCAGGCAATTCATATTCAGATGACTCCAGATTGGGCTTTGCCCAGGAAGTCTTATACTCAGATTACATGGATGCTAAGAATATACTTAACCAACAAGTATCATTCTCACATGTGCCTGAGATGAGAGAACCTGACAAAGTTCGTCTTGGTCATACCTTAGTGCAAGGAAAAGGTCCCCATCCTAAAACAGAGATGTTTGAAAAGGATAGAATGGAACCGTATAACTGCATGGAGGTTAAGGGTCATACTCTGGATTTACCGAAGTACAGATCTAAAGTGCGCAAGAGCTTGATCAGCGATTCCGTAGAAGAAATTTTTGGAGTGCCTTGTACTTGGAAGGCACCAGACATGAAACAACCATGGATCCATCACAACAAAGCATTGGAACATGTAGCTAAAGGAGCTTGGGAAGTCGATCCTGATGCTCTTGAATGGGCTTACAAGGACTATTGGGAGGATATCATGACAGTCTTACCACAATATATTAAGAAGCATCCAGAGTACTGCAGAGTTTTGACAGATTTGGAATCTATCAACGGAATAGCAGGCTCAATGTATATGGAACCAGCAAAAATGACAACATCAGCTGGAATACCATTGACTTCTAAATTGTTGAGTGGACTGTTTGTAGAGCTAGATCCTCTAGATGATGGAAGAAAGAGATATGATTACACACCGTGGGCTAGAGATCATTATGACAAGATGATTGAAATTCTAAAGTCCGGAAAGATGTACAACGTTTGGTCTCGATCTTGCCTAAAGGATGAGGTCGTTGAAGAAGATTCAGATAAAGTGAGGATATTCTATATTTTGGAGTGTTTATTCGCTATGCTGGTAAGGAAATATTATCTACCAGTCATTGAATTTATTTCACGACATCCTTTAACTTGTGAATGTGCTGTTGGTATCAATTGTGCCAGCCCCGAGTGGCAAGAGATGAAAAATTTCGTTGAGTCTATATCGTCAGATGGAACTGGAATAGATTGGGACTACAGTAAATATGATCTCAAACGTCCACAAGATGTTATGATTGCGTCTTTACGCATCCTCAGGAACATTGCTAAAGAGATGGGTTATTCTTCGGATGATCTAACTATGATGTAAGCAATTGGTGAGGAATTACGTAATCCAACAGTCAATTGGAATGGAACTATTATCCAATTGTACATGTGGATCTCTGGGAATTCTTTAACAGTGTATGGAAATAGTCTAGACAATAGTCTCCTTATCCGATGTTCGTTTTATTGGAATGGAGTCAAAAAGTTTGGGCGTGAGAAATTTCTAACACTTGGTAAGTTTAAAGATAACGAGAGAGCCATAACTTATGGAGACGATGGGACTTCAGCTTGTTCGGATCAAGCTAGGGAGATCAGTTGTTTTTCTGCCAAAGAGCAGTTCTTTCAGACCATTGGTATGAAGATCACTGATGCAAAGAAATCCGACAATCCCCAAGATTTTGTTGACTTTTCAGACATTGATTTTCTGAAGAGGAAGAGTGTTTATCATGATGAACTAGGCTGCAAGGTTGGAGCCCTTGCCAAGAATTCACTCTACAAAATGTTACACATGTCGTCTGGCCAAGGGGAGCCAGAAGATCTTGCAATTTCCAGTATGACTAGTATGCTGCATGAAGCTTTCTTACATGGACAAGAATTCTATGAAGATTCACGTGAGAAGCTAATTCAGGTAGCTCGCAAGAATAAAATTTATACCAATCAACTCGATATGTCATATTCTGATAGAGTT